TGCCCCTGCGCGCAAATTATCCATTGTAGTAGCTGCGCCTGGATTGGCCATCTGTTGAAGTTTGAAGACCTTTGCGATAGCAGTTTTGTTATCGGGATGGTCTTTTACCCAATACGGGTTTTTCTTGTCTCCGAGGATTTCATTGAGCCTGCTTTTGGCTTCAGCAGGAGTCAGTATATCTCCAATTTGAGACTTATCATTAATTAAGTTAGTGGGTTCGCCACCCATTCTATCAGCCATTTCAGTTAACCATATTAAAGTATCTGCTGAAGCTGTACCGAGTTCTAGAGAACTTAACAAAGGCTTAGGCGCGTTAGTCATCTTAGCTATCGTCTTAGCCTTCTCTATATTGGTATCATACTTTAACCCCCAATCAGTCCTAAGGGATTGCATAGCGCCAGCATGGGTTTCTTGATCCACTAAAGCAGCCGTTACGTTGCCCTGAGTCATATCAGTTATGATTCCAGCAAACTGTTTCTGAGATAACCCGTACTTATGGGCAATAGGTCGGAATACTTCAATAGGTGTGGTGTCTAATTCAGTATCAGATTCAAGTTTTGGGATTTCATACTTCTCTGCTGTCTCGGGATGACCCATAGCCTTATACAACAAGCCCATCCCTTCGTTATCGTCTGGATCAGGTTTTTTAATAAGAGTTGGAACTTTAGCTACCAACTTCTCGTTAAAGGTTTTCCAGTCTTCGTCACCCGCTTCCTCAGAGGGTATGCGAATAGACTGACCAAGATGACCTCTCATATCAGTCATCTGCTTCCAAAAAGCTTCGGGATTCTCGGAGTTTTTTACTTCATCCCATCCCCTGACGTCCTCAGGGAAGGCTTCACTCCAATTTTCGTTTCCTGGTTCTGGCATGATTCAATAGCCTCCTTTATGAAACCTACCACATCTCTTTGACCTTCTCTAAAAAAAGTGTGATAGGGCTGCGGTTCCTTGTGGTTATAGCTTGGTCGATCATAAAAATAACTCTCCAAAACTTCTAATGCTCTCTTCCCTCTTGGAGCAGTAAACACATTATACAGGAGTTTGTTCTCCTGCTCCACCGAGGACGTCTTCGAGTCCTCCACCATTACCACCTCCTCCAGCTGCACCAAGGTTTTTAACCATTTCTGAGCCTTGTGTAGCCATCGCCATTTTTTCTTGTGCTTCTATCTTAGCTGCCCGATCTTTTCTTATTTTCAATATCGCTGCTTTAGTTCTAACCACTTCAGGTGGTACTGTGAGATAATGAGCTGTTTCAGTAGCAGCAGCATCGCTATCCACATTATCGAGTATCTCAGGTAAAACCTCAGAAAGTTGAGCTAGATTAGCTACCCATCTTTCGATATTAGTAACTTTATCCATCTTCTGTGCCCGAGCCATTGGACCTATGAATTCTATGTCAATCTGCGCTTGTCTTTCTGTTACTGCTGGAGGTGGCTCAGGCAATCTCTTATAACGGAATAAAGCGTTAAAAGTTTTTGAAACTAACGGAGAGTGCAGATCGTTTTGGATTCTACCGAGCGAAGGCCCAATCAACCTCGCCATCATCTCAAAACGAGTCTGCACCTCCGTTGCCGTCATCTGTGGAGACTCTTTGAGTTGGAGTTGATCTTCAAAGAAAGCTTTTCTGATTGATGTTTGTAAGTCTTCTTTGGTCAAGGCTCCAACATCAAAACGAGCTTGTGATTCAAACGCCTTAATAGATTCAAGAGTAGCCACCACAGTTGCCCCACCAGCCGTGAGATCAATGTCCCCGAAGACTCCTCTACGAGTTGTGAGGACAGGGGGATCAATCGCCTTCTCGTTTGCCTTGAGAATCATCTCAACTAATTGATTAAGAGTAAGAATATCTGATAGCACCACCATAGCAGGACTATGACCATAAGTAGAACCAGCAGTCTTTCTCCATCTCGGAACAAACGCGGGCATTTCATAGTACCCCCCTTCCTCTCCGATAATCTCAGCATCTTCATACATGAAATACTTAAAACCAAAAGGCCGTTCAAGAGGGGCAATAACGTTACCTACATCAACACCTATCTTATCTTCCCGAGGAAATACTGCATAGATAACAGAGAACTTATCTCCAGGGTCTTTTTTGTTATCCAGCTTATCTTGAACTTTATCCGGTAGAGTAGTCTCAGGCCACTTAGATTTGATCTGGGCTGCTGTCCACTGGAGCTGCCGATAGAAATACCAAACAGCATTTAAATGGTTAAACTCATACCAGCCCTGAGAAAGTGGGATAGAGGAGAAAATAAGATTAGTAAACTCTCCATTAGTCTCCTCCACTTCTTCTGTCAGAATAGAAGTGCCAAAGGAAGTCAGATCAAGGAAAGTCTCATTCACTTCCAAATCGAAGTTCGATTCCTGGAGAGCTAGAAAAACTCGATTAGCTGATTCTTCGAGCCAGTTAACTGCTGTACGATCTTTCATTAACGTCTTATCTCGAAATATTAAACTGAACCAGCGATAAGCGGGGTTGGTCAAACCGGATTGTAAATTAGAGGACAGATTTTGATTAGCATCTACAGCAGTAGAATCATACAGTTCCCTTCTTCGCCAGTTCATGGAGCCTTCATAGCCCCTATCATCAGTAAAAAACTTAGCGCGAAAAGGAACAACAAATTGCTCTATGAGTTCCCATATACCTTCTATGGTAGAACGTTCTGTCCTCAATACGTCTAGCCTATTTTTCAAAGTTAAGCAATCCATATGATCTCCAACTGCGTAACGTTACGCAGCTATCGAGCGTTTGACCATCGGCCTAAAAGCTCGTCTGACTTTAGGTTTATCAACATTACCACCGTCACGCATATTATCTATATTCGCTGCCAGAGTCCTAAAAGCATCAGCTCCATGCTTCGCCTTATTACGCTCAGGCTTTTCTGAATAGGCATCCAGCTTAGTGTCATACTTTTGTTTATACCCCAATAGCGCATTAAAACCCATAGAAGTTTTACCGCTGTCAAAATAACATTGTGGTAGCATTTCACGAACCCACTCATGTCCATCCTCTAAAGTATGTCTAGGAGTAGTTGTAAAATCAAACCCAAGTTCAGCAGCAGTATCTCTTCTCGATACCCCAGTAGAATAGTCATGAACTTCTATATCATGTGGAGCAAAATGCTCCTCATATACATAAGGTTTTTCCTTACAGATTTTGATATAATGTTTCAAGGACTTATGGTGGTCCTCGTAATAATCTATTAATCGTATTTCCCGTTTAAAGATTTGAGCAAACCAAATGGCCGTACTGTCATCATACCCTAAGTCCCAGGCAGTAAAAACATCAAGTCTAGGATCATGTGGCACTCGGGTTAAGTGTCCATTTCCTCTCAGGGTATTGATGACATCCCCATAGTACGACCCAACCCCACCACTTGTAAAAGAACAGTAGTACTCTTGCTGAATCAACTCCTCCGGCATACCCGATCTACGATCCTCGTCGATAGCTTCTTTTGTGGGAACTCCAGTGTCGTCGCGTGTAAGGAATTGGACGTACCAGTTATACGTTCCTTGGGAGGTGTTCGCATAGGTATATAAATCGAAAAAGTGGTTAAGACTCCTGGGGGTTCCATTAAATAACGCCCATCCTCCATTTTCGGCGAGAATAGGTCTAAGATACTCCCATGCTTCTGGCTTATGTAACGAGAACTCAGTAAATACAATGCCGTATGGGTTCGTCCCCACGATACGGTCAATAGTGTCCGATCCTTGTAACTTAATTTGCGATCCATTGACGAGATCAATTCGCATATCAAGCTTAGTCTTATTCTTAATAAGCTCTCTAGGTATGTAATCAAGGAATCTACGCTCACCTGAAAATCCTTCCCATATGATCTGACGAACCTGATTATAGTATGGAGCCATATAATAATATAAAGCAGGTTTCTGTACCGCTTTACAGATCAATGCGTTCCAACAGGTTAAGTCCTTACCATTACGTCTTGGAACCACCATAAGCCCCCGCATAAAATCAGGGGCTAATATGTTGTTCCAAGGCTCTTCTTGGTAAGGGCGTGGAGTATAACCATACGGTAGATTAATTGTCGTCATAATCCTCTGGCTTTACTTTGTTGCCCGCCAAATGGCCTTCCAATTTTTGACCTAGTACAGCTTGATTGACCTCAATTCGATGGACTACGTTTAATGTTTTCTGAGAAGTCTCAATCATACTCTTTGCTCCGGTCGATACTATAGGCACAAAGATTCCAGCAAATACCGCACCTATAGCAAGAAGCCCACCAATGATCCAAGCAAATACGGTCCAAGAAACTTTTCTTTTCATTTCAGTCCTTACATCGCATTTCAGACAATACTTTTCCCATTCGAGTATTTCAGTCATTACACTCCTATATAATAAAGGTACGCGCACAGGTGCGTAACGTTACGCATCTGAGCGCGGGGGCGTGGATGTGGAGGGAGCAACCACTGACCCATCTACCTCGATAGTTAAGGTTTCATCGGAACCTTTTTCATGTGAAAATTCGTTTTTAATGTTAATCTGAAATCCCTTAGGCGCAGCATCGGAGTCCGCAGTTTTTCCAAAAGATTGTTCTCTCAGGGATTTCATTACGTCAGATACTACTCTCAGAACGGCTGCATTGTTCGGATCATCAGCTTGAAGGGATTTCAACATCTCCAGGCATTTGCCTAGAAGTGCCGTTTCTAAAGCTATATATCGTGGACCTAGTGCGGATTGTTTAAGGGAGCGCATAACAAGCATACGCTTTTGAACTTCATCAAGGAGTTTGTCTGAGACATCTTCTACTTTGGATAGTTGGGAGTAATCCTGGCAGGCTAGAGCTAATGGAGCACGCTTCCAATTTCGCTCATCAATGGCGTACTCAATCATTCGCGTAGTGGTGTTGTACTCCTCCGCAAGCTGTTCAGCGGTAGCACCAAAAAGCTCGTATTGTAATTGAACTAAGCCCCAATCTATATTCAGCATATTACCTCTCTAAAGGTGCGGAACGTTACGCAGCTGGTGGAGTCCCCCCTTGAGATGGGGGACTCCGGCGACCAGCAGAAAAGGGTAATCTGTGGGGAGACAAAAACCCCACTCCTTATATACCTATTATATCATACTTTTAACCTGTTGTCAAGCTTTTTCTTTTGTCAGGCAAAAATTTTTTTCCGGTATGGGAAATTTCCAATGTTAACGCTTGCGGAGGTATTCGGGCCGGGAAAAGTCGAATATCCGAGGGGTGGGGTGGGTCATTACTATATATGTGTATTACTTTTGAGCGTCTCAATTAATAGTAATGTGAGCTATTAGTAATCCACCATATTCATGCAGGTACGGCAAAAGTAATATCAAGTGCGGAACATTCCGCACCATAACTAAATATAGTTGTATAGATATATGGCATGATAGTTGCATGTCCTATTTTAATATGGATATATTTATAATAATATCAATAGCTTATACTTATCTATATTACTATATTATAAATTATTACTAATAAAATTAGATAGTTATAGAATAGTATAAATTATACCAATATAGTCTCTAACTGGAATTAATATGATAATTTATAATATACCGCACCTAAAAGCCAATAATATCAGGCACTTAGGCCATATTAAAGCCGTATTACAGGCAAGTGCGGAACAAAGCAAAAAAGTGGTGCGCCCCATAGCAAGAACCATGCCAAAAAACCTAACAATATCAGATAGTTATGCAATTCATAGTGAGTTTATAATTATAAACTCATTAAATAATTTTCGCCCCAAGGTGCGGAATGTTCCGCACTTGTCAATTTGTTATCTTTTAGTGCAATATTAAGCACTTCATAACTATGTGATATAATTATATATATTCATGTAATTGCACTAAAAGATAAACCATGTATGTTTATTCATACTATTGACAAATAACAAGAAGTATGATATATTAATAATATCAGGTAGTTATCGGCATTTACACATAGGCACATAACTTGCATAAGATAAAAGATAAAAAACATTTTATCATGCAATCAAATAAATCAAATAATATCAACTACTTACAGAAAAGGAAAATTCAAGGGAATTGCCATTCTATTAAAAGGAAGGATATTAATCCAATGGCAACAAGAAAAAAAGTAGTCAAAATGGTTATCGAAGTCCTCGAAGGAATGGACAAATCTA